CTTTATCGTTCGTCAGAAGGGTAAAACAAAATATCTAGTAACTGGTACAACATCAGGTCTAACTCAGGCTTGCTACACTGCAAACGTAGCAAATACTGCATTATCACCTAATACTATGACTATTACTGCAACATATGCAAACGCAGCAACAAGTAAGGTTTCATCATTGAATGACTATAATTCAGAGGTGTTCCCAGCACAGGTTGCAGCAGCATCACTTGTAGCAGGTACAGTATATACCATTTATAACGCAGGTAACACAAACTGGACAGCAGTTGGTGCATTTGCTAACATGACTGGTATCACATTTACTGCTACAGCAGCAGGCTCAGGTACTGGTACAGCAGTTCTAGCAACTGTAAATCCAGATGTGATCGCATCTTTCAATGCAGCAGCAGTTGCAAACGCAGACGCATCACTACCACCAGTAGTCACTATAAGCAACGCTTAATAGGAAAACAACAATGCCAGCAACAGTACGTAAAATTAAACAAACTGAAACTGACATTGCGGTGCTTCAGGTTCAGGTCGCCAACCTCGATGAAAAGATTGACGACCTGAAATCTGATTTAATTGAAATAAAAGAAAGTTTAAAAACAAACGCACAACATAATGAAACTATGTTGGACCAATTTAAAAAAGAAAACGCTGAACAACATGCTGAGTTAGCAGAAAAAGTTAGTTCTCTTGAACGTTGGCGTTGGATGTTAATGGGCGCAGCAGCACTAGCAGGTGCGCTAGGCTGGACTGGTATACAAAGTATTTTTACTCAGCAGTAAGAATATCTAATTTTTCCTTTACTATATCAATATTAATAGTGCTAAACAATCCAGGATGCATAGGTTTAGGATGCTGCCCATCACCTATCCAAGCATAACCTACATGTTCATTATTCAAGACAGGCACAAATTCATCCTCAATAGCACAGAAAAAAGTATGATATGTAAAAGTGTTGTTTACAAACTTTTGTATCGGAATTAGTTTTGCGTCTTTTGGAAAGTAACCAATTTCTTCTAGACATTCACGTTCTAGTCCTTCCAACAATGTTTCTTCTTTTTCTATTTTTCCACCGGGAACGCCCCAAGCAAAATTAGCATCACTACGTAGTAGATATAAAAAACGCCCTGTAGTTTTGCAATAAAAGAATAAACCCGCGGATGTACTTTTCATCAAAAAATTATAACAAACTTTAGGTTAAAGGACAATACTATAATCGCCCTGATCATACCAACCTTCATATGACTTCATCCATTGTCCTTCTTGTTGAACATAACGATATTGAATATTTGTAGTTAAATTGGTGACATATTGTACAGTGGTAGATTCGCTAGCATCAAAAGAAACTGACCACGACATAGTAGATGAATTAAACTGAATAATATCATTAGCACTAGCAACTAAATCTCCCCATGCATCAGTTGGGCTACCAATACTACCAACATCTTCAACAATTAAATATCTACGTCCATTAACAGGTCCCGGCAAACCAAAATTTGGTCCCTGAGTAATTGGGTTAATTACAGCGTCAACCGGATCTAAAGTATTTTGTGGTAATGTATCTTGGTCAATATCATAAATTAATACTCTATCGTCTAAAGGGTCCTGCACAATTGTTCCAACTATATCATCTTCCATATATGGATTTTGTAACCAAATTTGACTAATTCCTGGTTTATATTTACCGTATACGTTTAACAAACTACTCCAATATAAATTAGTGTTAGGAGGAACGGGTTCAGATAAACTATTATTTGATGGATTAAATGCTTCATTGGCAGGTAGTAACTGTAATTTATTACCGAATAATAAAAGTTTGTAACCGTAAGGTGTGATTTTTTCTCTAGTGCCTAATAATAAATCTTCATCTTGTATATCTAACAATGCTTTACCTTTGAAAATGCTAGCAATGATTTTGTGTACAACGCCCATTTTCTTAAGTTTACTGCTTGTACTTATCCATATAGGTAAATAAAATTTCCAACTCATCACATCAATAGGATTATTATTGCCTATTGGTATGCTACGTGAACTAAATGTTAGACCGTCTTGATATACAACAGTCAAAGAAGTCCAGTCAACAAAATTATCAGTGCTTTGTATTTCTAAACTAGGATTGAATAGTGTACCTAATTGTTCAATTAACTCTAATTTTTGATTATAATTTGTAGTCCAAAAATCAACTTGCATTCTAAGTGTGTAAGGTACAGGCATTAAACGTTCAACCGTAAAGGCTTGTCCTTGTACTTCTTCAAAAGTTTGTGTTTCTTGATTATATTGTCGTTGTCTAACATTTAATCTATCAACGAAAAAGGGTTCCTGTGTACGTCTTTGGTCATACTCTAAACCAGTTATATGGGTGCGCTTGGCAACGTACTAGCACTGTTGTTTGCGATAATAGTTGAAACTTGTCTGCTTTGATCACCGTACATGACAGGCACACGCACAAGTATATCGTTACCGTTAGGATCTTTACCTTTAGTTACATACCAATTACTAAAAATTTTAGCAAACTGTAATAAAAATCGGCGTATCTGATTATCATAAAAAAATTGTGCCATGTGTTACTCTTAAGGTAAAGGTGGAAAGTTATCCGGAGCCAACTGTAATATACTTGACAACGGTTGAGCAGAAGGAATAACTGTATCTGTATTGTTGTTATATATCACACCTTCATTATTAATGAATGAGCTAATTTCTGATTTATCAGCACTTGTGAATCCTGTGTCTGTTCTGACATTAGTTGATATACGTACCCAAATTTTGCCGTCCCAGCGAAATAAAATCTGAGGGGCATAATCGATACGCAAGAAGTAATCCCCTACTTGAGGATTTTGCGGGAACGCAATGCCGACGCCAGTTGGTTCACCGTTTGGTGCTTGTCCATCGCCGCTTAGATAACCTGTCGCATAACCGAAACTTCTCGGGCTTGCTCTTGTGATATATTGGAATGCTGGATCGCAGTCTGCGCGCCAGTCCATTTGTGTGCTGATAGTGCCAGTGAATCCTGGCTGTGTAGGATCAGCATCGGCAGTAGCATATGTATTATCTGCTGTACCATATGGGCCTGTGACAGGGCCCATAGATGTCACACATAAAATCTTATCGCCCTCTAAGGCTCTTGACCCTGATCCTTCTGCCAACACCATAGGGGTCGTTTCTTTAATCTGTAAATCTGCTTGCACATGTGTTGCTAGTTTTTCTAAATCCATGTCAGCAGTCATGTCCCAAATACTCTTTAGTAGATCCTTGCTAACTTTAATTCCTACGCTAGGATTTTTATATTTAGGATTACGCATATAAACTACTGTGCCAGTAGTGCTTGGACTTCCTGCTGAACTTGTGACTATGCTGATCGGCGGAGCAGGCTGATCTAATTTACCTGAAGGTTGATTATTATTTTCATATACACCATATGTAGGTACGATATAAAGTTTACTTGTATCGTAACCTGCTTTAGGCACGATACGTTTTGCTTCTTCAAGTTGAGCATTATTAATCTCAATATTCTTGTTATATGTTGACAAGATATCCTTGAGATTTTGATTTGGATCTAATTGCCAATAAGCAGGATCAGGTGGACTTTTTCCTATAGGAACATCTGTGATGCTGATATAATTTTTATCGCCCCAACTTACAACATAACCAGGCGGATAAGTTTTATCCTTATCATAGTCCCCTAAATAATTGTCTTTATTGATAGGTTCTTTTAGTATGTTGCTAAATTCTTGGCTGTCTACTAATGGCTCACACTTGATGCGCCATAGATGTGGATACCAAGTTTGGCTAAAACCTTCGCTAGCAAAGTTAGCATCTGTGATGCTATAAAATCTTTTTAATGCTACAGGTATGGTTTCTTTTAATGGATTGTAATCAAGTAAGTGTGGCAACTCTAAAACGTCGCCCACCATGAGTTTTCTGCCAATGATATCGATCATATCATTATAGTGGACGGTAATGAATATAATGTCGTTGTTTAAGAATAAGCCAAACTGACTTAGATCGAAATCAAGATTTTGGACATTATAATGACCACGCAATCTATAAATGTTTGGATCATATTTGCGATCACGATTTTCTAAAAATAGTAGGTCCTGTATCTGGGTTGGATCAGTAGTGAGATATTGTGGTTGAGTATAATCTACGCTAGGGGTCTGAGCATCTGGACCTAGATACTTGTGTATATATAAATCTGTGCCGCCAACTGTCAACTGTTCGGATATGATTCTATCCATGAATCTGTAGTCGTTTTGTTTAGTAGGGGTATATAGAGACAGTTTTGGCATATATGTATTTAGTAAGGAAATCAATGACTTATAAGGTATTGACTTTAGTTTGGATTTCAGTTAAAATAGATAAATGATGACAACAACGGAGTCGTTATGGTAAAGCATAAGTTAGATATTAAAGAGTTGAAACCCAAAGACTTTGACTACAAGCATATTGGCCCTGAACCCAGTTTCAATGCTGAAATGGTTGTGACAGATTGGGATCTCGCTAAGGCGTTCAATTGGTATAATCATTTTTATGATAACAAGGACGCTAAAGAATTTATTGCCCAATATCTAGATGTTGCGGGCAAGCAACAAGTTGCTAAAACGATACGCCGTGTCAATGATAGGCATGTAAAGCCCACTTATGGTTGGCTCGCACGATGCATTGTCAGGGGCGGAGTTGTCTCAAACGATACGTTAAGCAGGCTTCAAGATGAAATTGATCGTCTTGTTGCTTTAGTGCAACCCGAAGTGTCTGTTGAACTTACACTTGTAAGCAATCGTCCCAACGTACAGGAGATCATGCGTGAGCGTACTCTGCAAGTTGGTGGTGAACTTGAGGGCTTGTGGGATGAGTATCTAAAGAATGGTGCTGGTAAGGAAGGCATCAAGACTATGGACCTGTTGTCTCAACGCAACATTCTCCCGCAGCACGTACATCTGTTGACTAATGCTTGGCAAAGCAAGTTGGATGAGTATAACGAAGTTGTTGCAGGCAAAGATGAGCAGTTAAATGAAGCCTATGATCGTTTCGGTAAGATTCAATTGCGTAACATTGTTAGTGCGATTGAAACTGTCATTGCCGATCTCAATGCTTATATCGGTATGAAGAAGTCAGGCAAGAAGCCACGTGCTAAAAAGCCTGTACCGGTCGAGAAGGTTGTTCGCAAGTTGAAGTATCTCAAATCTTTCAAGATTGAGAAATTGGAACTTGAAAGCGTGAGCCCAACTAAGTTACATGGTTGTACTGAGGCTTGGATTTACGACACTAAGAAGCGCAAACTTCATCACTATGTTGCTGATGAGTACACTAAGAGCATTGGTGTCAAGGGGAATACTGTGATTGGTTTCTGTACTAAGGAATCGCAGATCAAAACACTGCGAAAGCCTGATGAACAGATTAAGCAGATCATGGGCAGCAAGCCTGCAGCACGTAAGTTTTTTGACAATATCAAAGCAGTTGCAGCAAAGCCCAACGGTCGCTTCAATGCTAATATGATTATACTGAGGGCTTTCTAATGGCTGAAGAATTTAATCCTATCGAAAAACGTATGGAAACAATTATGACAGTAATTGATGCTGCGATCATGTCAACAAACAATGCACAGGATCAACTAATGTTGGCATGTGCTATGTTACAGCGCACAAAAGAAATTTTTGATGCTGTGATAGGGGAAAATGGAAGAAAAGAAATGTTTAAGGGGATGTTAGATGACAAATAAAGTTGATTTGAATAGATATATGGAGTTTGTACAGGCTGTTACTAGCAAAGAAAGTAACGACCTTACAGCGTTTATGAATCGATTGGACCGTCTTGATGCTAACTATGAAGCATACGGTAGTGACGGTGAATATATGCATGGACCAAATGTTAATGTACCATTACTATTGACTGGTGCAGTTGGTCTTAATAGCGAAGCAGGTGAACTTATCGAAATCGTAAAGAAGATGTTGTTTCAAGGTAAGCCGCTCAATGATGAAAATCTCTTTCACATGAAGCGTGAGTTGGGCGATATCATGTGGTATTGGATCAACACATGTAGAGCCCTTGATTTAGATCCAAATGATGTTGTTGCTGAGAACGTGCGTAAACTTGAAGCACGTTATCCCGGTGGCAAATTTGATGTTTGGCATAGTGAAAATCGAAAAGAGGGTGACCTGTAAAATCCGATAAATACAACTATTAATCGGAACACAACATGGCCGCTGACCCACTATCAACTCCAACTAATGCTAATCTTCAAGAACTAAAAGAAGCAATGTTTAATAACCTAAGATTACGCTTAGGTGGAGATATTATTGATTTAGAACTTGATCCTCAGCACTATGAGGCAGCATACGATTATGCTATCAAGGTATATCGCCAGAGAGCGCAAAACGCTACTCAGGAAAGTTATACATTGATGACAATCATTAAGAATATTGACACATATACGCTTCCCAGCGAATTCATCAATGTTCGTGCTATCTTTCGTAGAACAGTAGGTCTAGAGACTGGCCCAAGCAGCACTAGTTTTGATCCATTTAGTAGCGCAATCCTTAACACATATCTACTAAATTATAACTATACAGGTGGTATGGCAACATATGATTTCTATGCAGGCTATGTTGAATTAGCAGCACGTATGTTCGGTGGTTATGTGACATACACATTCAACCCTGTCACTAAAGTATTGCGTACAGTACGTGACTTCAAAGGTACAGGGGAACGTGTATTGATATGGGCAGATATCACACGACCTGAAGTTGAAATATTACAAGATCCGGGAGCAGGCATCTGGCTTGCTGATTTTATATTAGCACAACTTAAAATCATCATCGGTGAAGCCCGCGAAAAATATGGTACTATAGCAGGTCCTGGCGGCGGTACATCATTGAATGGTCAGGCTATGAAGTCTGAAGGTAAGGCTGATATGGAAAGATTGATTGAAGATTTAAGACGTTACCAAGATTATAGTCAGCCATTGACTTGGATACAGGGATAATACGAGTATTGAATGTTGTCGATTTATAATCCCGGGTCAGATCAGTTTGATCATCTTAATGGCTGTTATCATAAAAACTTTTTTCCATATGACTTAGAAAAAAAATATTGGAAAAGAACAGCAAATATTAAAGACGCAGAATATATTTCTATACATGCTCATGATAGTTTCAGTGAAGATCAAATCTATAAAAAAATTGAGTTGATTAAACAACTTAATCTACATCCAGATCAAAAGTTATTATTTCTACATATCTGGCATTTAGATAATAACTGGCCAGATAGACAAAATTTTCTTTTTGCTAGAAGAATTTTACAACAAGAGATACCTAATCCTTTTGCTATCGTCCATACAAACTTTGCATGTAACATGGAAATACAATATGACTTTCTGTGGAACAGGCAAAAAGTTTATTTCACAGATTACAATAGCATGGACCTATCAAATAGAATCTATACTTACGATGCTGACATTAAAAACTTTGAACTTACAAAAATAATGAAGTTAAATGATCCCTATGAAAACAAAAGAAAAAAGTTTTTAAGTCCTAATAGAGTTTACAAAGAGTTTGAACACACTAGATTAAAGTATAGAAAAAAGTTGATTGACTTTGTTCAGCAATATGAATATGAGGGTTATTATAGTGATCCTCAAAATGGTAAAGTGCTTACTGCTAATAACCCTAATGTCGATAAACACTTGAAACAAGGAGGCTGGTTCCCAATTTCAAATGCATTTTACATGGCTAGTTATTTCAGTTTATATGTGGAAACGATTCCCGGATCAATTAATGAAATGTACCCATATAAATCTATCACAGAGAAAACTTGGGATCCATTAATTAAAGGACACTTTATTTTACCTTTTGGTTATAAAGGTTTAGTCGATCATATAAAATCATATGGATTCATGTTACCTGACTGGATCGATTATAGTTATGATACTGTTGAAGATGATGACCTACGCTTTGAAAAATTCCTTGACTCAGCCGAGAAGTTGTTGGACTTGACTGTGGAAGAATGGGATAATTTATATCAAAAAGATTTTCATATGCTTGTACACAATAGAGAGTTGTTTTGGGAAAGACCATATGATTTATTACATGATAAAGTGGTAAACTTTTTTGCAAGATATTGACATCATTTTATTAATGTGTAATAATTGAAATTCTAAAAGGGGATATCATGATCGTAGGAGTTGCAGGATTTATTGGTAGTGGTAAAGACACTATTGCTGATTATCTGATCACCTTCAAGGGCTTTAGGCGTATGAGTTATGCCGGCACTTTGAAAGATGCCATTTCTAGTATCTTTGGTTGGGATCGTGAACTTCTTGAGGGTACGACAAAATATAGCCGTGAGTGGCGAGATCAAGTTGATACATGGTGGGCAGAGAGATTACAGATTCCGCATCTTAC